TCAAGTGTATTCTGCTCTTGGGATGATTTGCGAGGGAACAACGCCTCCGTCGTATTGGTTAGTTAATCCTAAAGACTCAGCTAAGATAAAGAAACATAGATCGCAGTTTATGAAGCATAAGCTCGTTAATTTAGGACACGATCCTAAATTAACAGAACACGAGATTACTAAAAGCCTTGGATTGTTTCGCGTGTACGACTGTGGAACTTCGAAGTGGGTATGGAACTCAAAAGAGTCGATTACATAAGGAGTAAAGTGTGGAAATAACGCCAGGGTATGTCAAACACATATGTGCATTAGCTAAAGAGGTAGAGCAAGAGGATCCAATTGATTGGGGTCTTCTTGCTATCGATGAGAATGAAGCATATCACCTCATGACTATCAATGTGCTAGAAATGGTGTTTGATAAATATGATCAGTCAGATATAAAAGATGTACTACTTGCAACAATCGTAAAGTTGGTTGTTGAGAATTTTGTACTTAATTTAAAACTAAGAGAAAAGTAACATGGTCGTCAAGCAATTCGAATGCGAACAATGCGGTGCAAGTGGTAAGATTACAGTCAAGGGAAGCGATTTCCAGTTTGAGGATCTTGTGTGTTGCCCAGTGTGCGGAAGTGATATATACGAGGAAGAGGACCTTCCTGAAGAAGACGAATGAGTTGGATCTGTAGTGGGAGTGTGATAGAGGAAATTGATTTCCAATATAAAGCATTCGTATATATCATCACAAACAAAATAACAGGCCGTATGTATATTGGTCTCAAACAAACTACATTTGCTAAAACCAAACAAGTGAAGGGCAAGAAAAAAAGGATTCATGTTGAGTCAGATTGGCGTGATTACTGGTCCTCATCAGAAGAGTTAAAAAGAGATGTACAAGCTCTTGGATCTGAGAACTTTACTCGTGAAATACTGTATTGGTGCAAGCTCAAGTCCCATGCTAACTATCTAGAAGCTAAAGAGCAAATGGATAGAAGAGTTTTAGAGAATCCGGACCAATACTATAACGGTATCATTAATTGTCGTGTTTCTCGTAATCACATAAAGAATTTGTCTATATGATATATCTAATGTTTGGCTTTGCCTTGGCGCTATCCACCGTGGCTGCCTTTTATGCTATCTTCGGATTGGTAGCCATCTTCGCAGCTGCTCCTATTGCAATTATCATTCTTGGTTCGTTGCTTGAGGGATCTAAGTTGGTCATTGCATCCTGGTTATATCGTAATTGGAAGCAAGTTCCATTCTTACTTAGAACCTATTTTTTATCTGCATTAGTTATTCTAATGTTCCTCACATCAGTAGGTATCTTTGGTTTCCTATCTGCAGCTCATATTGAACAAGCTGCTCTAGGTACAGAGGGTCAAGCTCAGGTTGTGCGTTTAGAAAAAGAAATCGCAAGACAATCGGCAACGCTTGAGAGGGCGGAGGGTAGGTTCAATCAATTGCAAACGACTGGACTAGGTGCTGATAGTAACGTTCAATCTCAGATCGATGCCGAACAACGACGTATCGATTCAGCTTATGAAAGAATCCAACCGGCTATTAATGAGCAACAACTGATTATCGACAGTCAAACAAAGTTACTTCAAAACGAATTAGATCAAATAGATCAACAGATCAATAGTCTTCAACGGCATCTTGATACAAACGACGTACTCAAGGCTCAATCAGTAGTTGGAGTGAGAGCGGATGGCCAATTTGGTCCAGCCACATCCTCAGCTGTAAGAAAGTGGCAATCGGATAAACAACAGCAGCGTCAATCTACCCTGAAAAGGATTCAGTCTGCCAATGATAATCCAACAATCAAAGCTGCTAGAGATGAAATCCAACGTGTACGTTTGATTGCAGAATCACAATTAGCAGAATCAAATAACCTCATCAATAGATTGAGAGGTCAGCTTGGCAACGTCGACAGCACAGAAATCGAAGCTGCTCTAAAAGAGCAGCAAGAAGTCATCCAAAATGCTAACGTAGAGATTGACACGTTCACCCAACAAAAGTACGAGTTGGAAGCTGACATACGTCGTCTGGAAGTTGAGGTCGGACCAATTAAGTATATTGCAGAGATGGTATACGGCGATCAGCCTGATACCAATACTCTTGAGAAAGCAGTTCGTATTATGATTATTTTACTAGTCATTGTATTTGACCCCCTTGCGGTTCTGATGCTGATTGCAGCAAACTGGTCTCTAATACAATCGAGACCTAAACCTTTTGTTGAGGTGTCAGATAATGTACGACTCGAAGATGGGATCCAAGAGCCTGAATTCCCAACTCATTCTGAAGAACCACAAGACCCTGTAACTACCATACCTCCGCTACCTCGAACGCATATAAAACACTACATATCTAAAGGGGCTGATTGGATATCAAGGCCACCAAAAATGTAGTAAATCAGCTGTTGTCTTTTAATTGAATCTACTATACAATAGCAGTATGAAAAAAGATATAACATTTTACTTCAAGTGGACTGCTACAATTACCTTAATTGTAGGAACAGCTATAAACTCCCTCGGTTTTTACCCTCTCGGCCCTATAATTCTCATTATGGGTGGATTGCTTTGGATGGTGGTATCTATCCGATGGAAAGAACCTGCTATGATTGTAACAAATGCTGTCATGTGCATTACGGCAATTATTGGAGTTACCTACAACATTTTTTTTATGTAATTATTTAAAAGGATGATATAATGACACCTGAGGTACCTAATACTAGTCCTGAATTTCAAACCTGGGTAAAAGGCTTACTGCATGATACCGTTATTAAAGACTTGTGTATTACTTTCACCAAATCAGATGGGACAGATCGCGAAATGCGGTGTACTCTCATCGAAGCAAACATTCCTTCAGACAAGATTCCAAAGACCACAGGTCGCCCAGCTTCTGAAACTACCCAACGAGTATTTGACCTTGACAAGGGGGAGTGGCGATCTTTTAGATGGGACACTGTAAAACAGGTTAACTTTACATTATGAACAAAGATGAATTTGAACCGCTTTGCATTCTTCAAGAAGAGTGTGCAGAGGTTATACACGTCATATCCAAAGGGTATCGATTTGGATATGATACCCCATTCAATATGAGGACTAGTAGGCAAAACCTCAATGAAGAGATTGGTGATGTTCTTTGTATGATTGATATTCTTATCGACAAAGGATTCATCGACCCTGCCAAGATAGAGCTTGCCAAGCAAGATAAAAAGCACCAACTCAACCGATGGTCTAACATTAAATTTAACAGTGAGGAATAACTATGAGCATTTCAAATCCAGTAGACCGCAAGAGAATTAAAGACGCCCTTCAGGAAATTAGTAACTGCATGACTCGCATTGAGGCTGAGCGTGACTTAATTAAAGACATCAAATCAAATTTGTTTGAGGAATTTAAGACCAGCTTATCGAAGAAGCAGATTGCTCGTATGGCCAGAGTGTTCCATAAACAGAACTTTCAAGAAGAAGTGGCTAGCCATGAAGAGTTTGAATCTTTGTATGAAGAGATCACAAAAATACAACAATAAGGTTGACATCTACTCCAGAATAATATATAATGATATCTAATTGAATGGAGAACCATTATGGTACGTAAGCAAAGCTTAGAAGAATCGATGTCTATCATGCGAGGTAATGAACCAACTGTATCAAAAGACACTTACAAGTCTGATCTGGTACAAGCACTTAATTGGTACAATTTCTCATGGGAGGAGAAGGATTACCGAAAGGCTGCAGAGATGTACATCAAGAAGACTGGAATGAAGGAGTACATGCATGCTATCTCTAAAGCGTCTTTCCTTGAGATCCGGCCTGTAGGAGTGTTGGGAAGGTTGTCATTAAACAACCAACACGTAGAGCTCAACGATATGGAAACGATCATATCTCGACTTGAATACCTGAAGTCCAAGTACGCTAAAGTAAACCCTGTGGTCGATGCGCAGCCTTCCGTTGCTCCTGTTTCAATTCAAGACCGTATTGTTGAATCAGCTCGTACACATGCTGCTGAGATTGATGGGGCAGTAGATGAGTTTATGGTAAACAAAGGTACATCTTTCTCGACTAAATCCTATATGGTTTCCAGTCAAGTGTCTGGAGTAGTAGCTAAAAAAGTCGGAGACCTCTATAAGCCCCTACTTGAAGAACTAAAGCAAGTGAATTCAGATGATCAACTTAAAGAAGGGTACTCACACCTATCTAAGATCGAAATGCGTAAATTAATTGCATTCGTTCAATCTATTATAGATGATTGTAATCAGCAAGTTGTTTCATCTAAGACACAACGTAAACCTCGTGCTCGTAAAGCTAAACCTGCATCTGTAATTGTAAACAAGATGAAGTACATGAGAGAGTATCCAGCACTAGGTTTGAAGTCAGTAGAGGCAGCTAAGATCATTGGCGCAGCAGAGCTTTGGGTATATGTGCCCCAGAAGCGTAAGTTGATTGTGTATCGAGCAGCAGATGGTCATCTAGGAGTTAGTGGGATGTCGATTACGAACTATGACACTGAGACATCAGAAGTGAAGACTCTCCGTAAGCCTGAAGAATTCTTCAAAGGATTATCAATGGGTAAGCGAGCGATGGCTAACGCGTGGAAGGGAGTTAGAGCTAAAACGTCAAGCCCTCGTTCACGCATCAACGAAGAAATGTTACTATTGGCTGTGAATTGAAATGATTATTCTTGATTACTCACAAGTGGCAATGTCCAACATCTTCCAGTTCCAATCAGAACTAAAGAAGAACGCAAACAACCCCGAAGCCGTAAACATTATTCGTCATGCAATCTTGACTGGCATTAAGATGTACAAGAAAAAGTATACTAATGAGTATGGAGAGATGGTTATTGCTTGCGATGGAAAGCAATATTGGCGCAAAAACATCTTTCCATACTATAAGGCTGGTCGCAAGAAGACACGTGAAGCTTCTGATCTAGATTGGAAGTTAATCTTTGATACCATCAGTCAGATTCGTGATGACCTTGCGGAACACTTTCCATACAGAGTAGTGCACCTTGAGCATGTGGAGGCTGATGATATTATTGCCGTTGTCTGTAAGTGGTCACAGAGTAACGGATTAGTAGATCGTGGAATGTTTGAGGATAAACAGCCTATTATGATCGTCTCATCTGATGGTGACTTCAAGCAATTGCACAAGTACGATAATGTAAAACAATATAGTCCTATCCAGAAAAAGATGGTACAGTGTGATGACCCTGTTGCGTACCTTGCTCAGCACATTGCTAAGGCAGGAGATGATGGGATACCAAACTGTTTATCCAAGGATGATGTTCTGGTCACAAAAGGAGTGCGTCAGACTAAGATGACAGCAGGTCGTCTTGCTGAGTTTGTAGAAGAAGGTCGTAAAGCATGTAGGACCGAAGAAGAGCAACGAAATTGGGACCGTAATAAGGCATTAATCGACTTATCATGTATCCCCTCTAATGTAGAGAATAACATCGTTGAAGCATATATAAGACAGGAACCAAAGGGAGACAAGATGTCAATATACAACTATCTTGTTTCTCATAGGTGCAGGTTACTTCTGGATCACATCGAGGAATTTTAAATGACAAAGTACGTAACGGAAGTACTAAAAGATATAAACAATGACCCTAAATTATTGCTCACCCTCTACAAGCCAACTGGCACAGGTGGACCTTTAGGTATAATTTTTAAGCATGCATTCATGGCTCACGGAAAGTTTCTACTCCCCGATGATGAGCCGCCGTTTAAGAAGTCCGCTGAGCCAATTGGCATGACTCCTGCTCAGTTTATTTACGAGACAAGTAAATTTTATGTGTTCTGTCGTGCTGACCTAAAGCCTATTAAGCGTGAGCAATTGTTTATTGATATGCTTGAGAGTATCCATCCAGAAGAAGCAAAGATTTTGTTGGCAGTCAAAGCCCAAAATCTTCCAAAGTTGTATCCAAATATTACATGGAATGCTCTTGCTAATGCTGGATACTTACCGCCTTTGACGACTGAAGAGAAGGCTGAAGAGAAGCAAAAAGTAAAGAAATCCGCGAGGCCGCGGGGCGCACCTCGCAAGTCGGCAAGCCTCCAACCAACTACATCCGAAACCACAAACCTGTAACTTGGATACTTAAACTTAAAAGGTGGT